AATAAGCTAGAAAAATTTTATCTAAATCAGAGTGCAAACTTTGACGAGCTAAAAAAATCATAATTGAGTTTATAAACACGTTGAAAATAAGCGATAATAAAATAATCGAAATGCTAAAACTCGATAGAGAATTAGATAATCGCTATCTAATCAACGAGATTTAATTTAAACAAAGCGCAATAAATTAAACTTAATTGCGCTTGATTTAGATTAATGTTCTTTAAGCAAACTTTAAGCATATTTATGTTATAATATAAGATTTTCGATATTATCACTAATTGATAATCTCTATCAACTTGACAAAATCGAAAAATTATGCTATAATATCAAGTTATGCAAAGCGCACAATCTGATTAAATTTAATTCAGTTTAATTTAATCAGATTGTGCTATAATAACATCATCAAAGTTTAGTTTTGATGAAAATATATCAAGTTTAATTCAGTTTAATTTAAGCAAACTTATGATATAATCTCATCAAAGCTAAAGAGATAAGCGCGCAAAATCTTTGCTAAATAAAATAAAGAAAGAGAGATAAAACAATGTTAAGTAAATCAGAGCTAATCGAAAAATTAAACTCAATAGTTGAGAGTGCTAAACTCTCTAAATCAGCAAAATCAGAGTTTGACGAACTTTTAAAAGAGCTAACAACTCGCAAAGCTAGAGAGATTAAAAACCCAGATTATTATAGCGATGAAAATCAATGCGTAATGCGTTACTGCAAATATCATCAGCGTTATGAACGCGATGACGAAATGATAGCAAAAAAATCTTATTGTCGCGCTGCGAGTTTCATCTCTAATCAAAGACGAAACGAAATCAAGAGATTAGAAAATGAGCTATTAAGCTTAATTCAAACAAACGCAGACGCGAGCGAAATATCAAAGCTCGCAGACGTTATAAAAGAAAAGAAGCAAAATATGCACGCGCCCGAAACTTATGATTATGAGCGTGATAATCAATATTACGCTGAAAATTGCAAACAAAGAAAATCGAGCGCAGACGATAAAGAATAAATCAAAATAGAGCGCGTTATCTCTTTGATAGCGCGCTTTTAAAACTTCAAACGATAAAATTATACTCTAAAACTTCAAACGCTTTAAATCAAACGCTAGATAGCTTTATTTCGATTGTTAATAAACGTTAAATATTTTTAAATCAATGTTAAACGATAATGATTATAATAATCAAACTTAATTTAATCATTTCTATACAATGAAATTTAATAATCATTATCAATTTACACTTATCTAATCATCTAACTATAATTTGCATCTAATGATAATTTGCATCTAGCGTTAAAATCATCTAGCGTTAATTTAAATGCAATTCAATAGTGAGCTAATACTATTATATTGCTATAGCGTTAAAATGCTTTAAAACGCGCCAAATGCTTTTTAAACTATCATTGCAATTTAATTGCGCTTAATTCTTTAATCTAAATCTAGCGCGCTAGAAAAATTATTGATAAGCGTTATCATTATAAGCGTCTAAGCTAAATGTAAGCAAACTAAGTTATAAATCGAAAAAATCGAGCTGATTTTTAGCTATGATTTACGCTGAACTATTGATATATCGAGTTTAAATCAAATAAATCAATTAAATCTAAAAAATCATCTAGTAAAAAAAAAAAGAAATTATAGCGAATTTAGAAAAAGTTGATTTTTTGATTTTTCTTGATTTATTGATTTATTTTCTGAAACTAATCTTAAAGTTGATTTATTGATTTGTAACGATTTGTAACACGATTATCAACTAGCTTTATAATTGATAGCATTTCATTGACTTTTAAGCTTTTATCATTATTATCACTTTATGATAATCTATAATGGTTATCAACTATCAAAATTTTTCGACGCTATAATCTGAGAATCATTATCAATATCACAGCATATCTCAACATATCCCGCTCCACGCTTATCCAGATTTCCCATAATGCCAACTATTTTTACATAATATAATAGCCTCTAGGGAGTTCTCGCGCGCCGAACAAATCTCAGCCACTCCAGAAAATCTCACGCAAATCTAGCAACTAGCGCGGTCCTAGAACTAGCAGCTACTATCTAGTTTAGGTCGAAACTATCCTTAGTTAGCTATTTCAATAAATGCCACACTGCCATATTAAGAATTAAATAAAGAAAATAAAGAAAATTAATCTAATTTTAAGAATAAATTTGATATAATAACGTATAAATGAATATAGAAAGCGAGCATAATAATGGTATTAACCCTCTTAGAGCTTAAACACTCCTTTAAAGACGAAATTCTGGCTAAATGTTTTTATATCCAGCAAAGCCAGCTTAAAATCCGGGCATTGAACACGCGTCCTCAAAATGCGCACATACAAGCACTATACCCTAACCTTAAGCAATATATCACAGCCCTAGCCCTATATACAAACACCACTGCTAAGATAATGGATACAATAAACAGCGTATATCTGAAAAATTATAAAATTGATATCCTCTTAGGCATTGAGGATATAGTTGCTATATCTGAGGATACTAACCTGCTCTCCCTACTGCCGAAGGACATTCAGGACTACATAGTTAGCTATAGCTCACAAATAGGGCAGGAGCTGCCGCCTGTGCCGACGCCTACCGCAACTAAACAATCCATAGCTACTTCAAGTAAATAGGTGGTATTATGGCAAATAACGAAGTGGCCACAGTGCCTAACTATACCGATATATTTTACACAGTACCACTTACAGCTCAAACGCTGGAGCGTAAGCCTGACGGCAAGAAAACAGACCCAGGTTTCCCTCAGAAAGGGTGGCTACAATACACCACAACTAGAAATACCCAGAATACTCCGCTACTCTGCGCAATAGCCCGCCGCGACTTTATCGGCATAGATGTGGATAATACAGAGATGTTCGAGCAGCTGCTTACCATAGATAGCTACTCGGCGGATTACATAGCTAAATCCGACCTTAAGGGTGGTCATATACTCTACGCATATAATGAGGAGGACGCGCAAGAACTAGCCCAGATACATAAATGGGCTAAGCGCGCGTCCATAGATATCCAGCTAGATAATGCGCTCATATACCTAGCTACGCCTGCGAACCACACTAAGACGCTATTAACTCCGCCGCTAACCGCGCTCCCTCAAAAGCGCATACCGCTAGGTGTTAAGGCCTTCATATATATGTGCGCGGCTAAGGCTCAACTACTCACCCAGAGCGAAACGACCACGCTAACAACAGCGAGCGACTACAATCCAGAAGTTATGGCGCATAGCACACTAGGTTATATCCTGAATATAAACAACCTCAAAACACTCTCCGACTCCGAGTTAGCTCAAGCCATAGATAAAATAATACCGCAGAAGCTGGAGTATCGCCACCCACGTGATGTCCCTAACGGAGATGGCACAGCGTGGATGACGTCCGTGCGGTTTAAATTAGCTCAAGACCCGTCGGTATCTAAAGAGCAGTTTCAGGACTTTATGCTCCTGCTTAACTCACTGTGGCAGAGCCCGATGCCTGAAGAGCGGGTTATCCACGACTGTAACTATGATATAAATAAGCGCATAAACCCGCTCACTAATAAACCGCTGTGGCAGTATAATCCAGACTGGGCGAAAGAGGGTTTTATCTACGAGAATGAATACTCTGACATTATAGAGGTGTTTTTCGACCCTGTAAAGCAGCTGTTTATTCACCATAACCGCCAGACACAAGAGTATCACACTTACGACAAGACCAGCGCGGTGATGAATACCGTCCTGACTGAAAGCAAACTAAGACTTAAGGTAACCACCGAGAAACTGCTTAAGAAAGTCCGCGTTATAACAATAGTTCATACGCCTGAATACCCGGCCGGCCTGATACCGCAAGTTCAACGCGACCCGCTGTTCAACACATACCAGCCGAGCGAGGGCATAAGAATACTTCGTGGAGAGCTGGAGCCTACCAACCTGCGGCAGCCGGACACTATCTTAGCTCTGCTCCGTCACCTGATACCAGACGCCGACAACCGCGACCGCTTTTGTAGGTTCTTGGCGCGTAAGCACTCGACATACGACCACTCTGACCTCTACTTCGTGTTTGCGGGCGTTGGTGGTGCTGGTAAAAATATGTTCATAGATAACGTCCTGCCATATTTCTCCACCACAGAGCGCATATATAAAGTAAATGTCAGCTCACTAACTAATGGGTTTAATAAGTGGATGGGAGAGACCGACTACGTCATAATAGATGAAGCCGGGGAGGGAGATACTAAAAACGAGCAGGCGAAGCTGGTGGCAGAGCTAAAGAAAATAACAGGCTCCCCTCTAGTTTCAATAACTAAGAAGGGTAAAGACACGACCGCACCACAGCGGCATTATATGACCCCGATACTGAATACTAATATGCAGACTAAGTTGATAACCGATATTGCGCAGAATGACCGCCGCTTAGTGTTATTTAAATGCCCTACTAAACTAGCTAAGGTATATCCTGACACTACAGCGTTTTACAACAATCTAATATCAGACTTACCACACTTTGCGGCTTATTTGCGCTCACTAAAGCCGTTATCAAACGAGGATTATAAAGATAACTCAAATTGGAAAAACGAGGATTATGCCGAGTATATAGAGGCGACGACCACTCCACTAGATAAACTGCTCGAAGCAGCGGAGAATAAAGACCACACAAAACTACTTGAAGTGCTTACAGAGGACTGCGCCGTCCCTATGCAGGATATAGATAGGTTGTTTGAGGTTTCGACCACCGACCAAGCGCGTGCAGTGTTCTACAATACCAGCGCGACTAAGGAGCTAGGGCTACCATCGCTGATTGAGCTGCTAGATAGACACTTCTCGGCTATAGAGATAAAAAGCAAGATAGGTAAGTATAAACGCAGGGTAACGCACTATAAGAATAAAAAGCCATATAATGTGTATGTAATAGAGTTTAGCAGGCCTTACTCTAAGCTTGATACGGTCGAAGCTATAGAACAGCCTGAAACAGAGCAAACAAACGATAACGAAATTAAGCTTTAGTTAAGTTTAATTTCGATATAATAATATTATTTTAGCTATAATATATTAAATAAATGATAAAGAGAGGATACAATGGACATTAAACATTTTCTATCCGACCCTAAAGAAAACGAGGCATTTATAACAGGCCCTGCAGGGAGCGGTAAAACTACAGCCCTAATCGAGGTGGTTAAACAGCTTAATGATATGGGCATAAAATATAGAGTGGTGGCATACACCCATAAAGCCAAAAATGTGCTAGTTTCTAAGCTACCAGAGGATACTGATATATCTACCCTACACTCGTGGCTTAAGAAACGCCCTAGCATAAATGAAAAAGCTAAGAGCTTGAAAGCCTTAGTTACTACTCATCAGTTCGGGCAGCCGGTATATATCCAGCTCCTGATAGTTGATGAGTTTAGCTTCGTGGGAGAAAAGGATTATCACTCTATAGGTAAGCTCCAAGACCAGCTAGAGTTAAACTACTGGGAGCACCTAAACAATCACTGCAAAAATGCGTGCTCTACGATACCTGCTAACCCGTATCGTAGCCCTGTAGATATACCAGACGATGAAGTGGTGCCTATCTGCGAGCACTGCGGTAAGCCCTACTCCAGAGTGTGCATACCACCGATAAAAGTGCTGTATGTTGGCGATTTAAATCAGCTTAGCCCTGTATATGGGCCTTCAGCTGTATATCCACATCAGCCGTATTGGAGAAAATTAACTACAGTCCACCGCACGCATAACTCGCTAACTAAACCGCTGGTACTACTTGTAGATATGATGGAGGGACGCAGAAAACAGGCATATTTAGAGCCTACAGAGGATTTTATCCGCAAAGTTGATATAGTTGAGCTATATAAACAAGACACCGACGAGGATAAAATTATGCTCGCCTACACCAATCAGCGTGTGCAGGAGATTAACGCACTTATACAAGGGCGAGCGCAGCCACAACCTGGCGATAGGTTATACGATAGCACACTAAAGCAGTTTATAGAAATTGAGGGCATACACGACACTTGGAAGTGGGATTGTAAAACTGTTAATGGGATTATAAACTACGATACTAAATATAACCCGCTAATGTTTCTTAATAAACTAGATTTTGTTAAGTTCTACCAGATAGATGAATACTTAGCTATCCCTGCGATTTTTGGTATGTTCGAGAATAAGAAAATCAGAGAGGATATAGGGCGAGAGCTAGTCGAGAAAAACAAAGCAGGCATTGACAGTAAAGCACAATATCGGCTTTATAAAACAATTAGCGATTATGTATCAATCTTAGATTTTGCGCACTGCGTAACGATACATAAGAGCCAGGGCAGCGAGTATAATCACGTTTATGTAGATAGTCAAGACTTAAGCCGATGTTTTGACCAAAACGAGCGTATGCGCTTATTATATGTAAGCATTAGCCGAGCCCGTGAGAAATGCTATTTATCAAATTAAGAAAGGAGGGAAAATGGTAATATTAGGTTATATATTTATAGGTATATTACTCTGCACAGCTATTATAGGTAATGAGTTAATTAGCGAGGTTGTGCTATTATCTATAAGTATAAACGACAGCGAGCCGTATTTTAATACGTTTCTATTCGCTGTAATTATGTATTTATTAGGCCTTTTAGTTAGTTTATTATTTAGTTATGTAATTTTTATGCTTGTTTATAAAGTTTGCGAAAATATGCTATAAAATTACGTTTAATTAAGTAATTTTTAAGATAGTTTGTGTTATAATACTATCATAAATAAAGAGAGATTAACTCTTTAGAATAAAAAATCTGAATTAAGTTTAATTAAGATAGATTTAAGCTAAAGTGTGTTATAATCTCTTTATAAAACGAAACATCACCCAAGGAGAAACAGATGAAAAAGTCTGAAATTTACGAAAAGGTGCAGGCTATATGCGCTGCTCACAATTTACCAGCAGATGTTGTGGCTCAACTAAACGAGCTACTAGAGCCTAAAAATGCAGGTCGTTCTTTTAACTGGGACGATATTGTTCGCAAAGATGAAAACGGTAACGTGGTAGAAATCCAATGCAGCCTTTCAGGCGTATGGCTACCAGCTGATAGCTTACACTTTTATGCCAGCCGAGACGGCAAAGGCGTTATGGGAACTGATGGTGTAATCCTACAAAAAGTTTCTAAACAGGGCGAAAATGCTCGCAAAGCTTACCAAAAAGCTTATAACGCCAGCAAAAACGCACTTATGGACGATGTGCTTAATGGCGTTATTAGCAATGAAGAGGCTAAAGCTAAACTAGCGGAGCTAAACGCTACCGGCCCAGACTACAGCGTGGTCCATCCTTTAACTGGAGAAACATCAAGCGATGAAGTTAAAGATGAAGCCGAAGCACCTAAAAAGGGTAAAAAGGGCAAGAAATCTGCTAAAGTAGAAGCTGACCAAGAGCCAAGTGCATACTAAGAAACGAGCCCACTAATGTGGGTTCTTTAAACCCTCCTGATAAAAATGTTTGAGCGTAGGGTTGCAGGAGGGCTTAAAGAGCTCACGCTCGTTTCGGCGGGTTTTCTCTCTCAATTCTTACCGCCGATAGAGTTAATCTATTAACTATCTAGTTAATCTTTAACTCCCTAGCATAAGCTAGGTAGCTGCAATCGAGTATTGTGGCTTCCTAGCCTATGTTGTGTGATATAGGTGAAGGGACATAGTTCCTCCTTTAAATAAGTTGTGCGGCCAGCTTAGTAGTTAGTAAAGACCCGCTATTAGTTATAAGTCCTCGTCAGGCATACGAACGCGCATAATGAACACGAACGGCCCGCCGCTAAAGTTTCCCAAACGGGTTTAACACAATGTAAAACATTTCACGCAAGGAGCGTAATATGACGAAAGTCAAAACACTGCTAGGCACACTTAAATACGTCTTTATCGACGGAGAGGGCAGAAACACAGCAATGCAAGGCGAGGAAGAGCGTTTCCGCTATGTGGTTAGTTATGTTGTCCCTAAAGACAGCGAAGCCCATAAACATCTTAAAAAGCTTATCGACGAGGAGTGGGAAGCTTATAAGAAGCAGTTTGGAATTAAAGGGCAGCCGAAAACCAATGGCATTAAAGAGGAGATGATGAAAGACCCGAAAGGGACCATCGACCCAGAAACCGAGGACGTTAAGCGCATACCTACAGGTAATATCATAGCTACATTTAGCACAAACACTAAATGGCCTGACGGAAAAGACCAGGTTATTAAAGTGTATGATAGAAAGGGCGTAAACATTACCGAAGCAGTCCACGCAGCAGAGTGGAAAATTGGTAACGATAGCCAAGGTATTGTGTTCGGTTCAGCCCACGCAAATAACATCGGCGGCTCGCATAAGGTATCGTTGTATCTAACAGGCCTACAGATAGCTAAGTTAGTTAAATACGAGGGTAACGAGTGTGATGCGGAGGAGATTGAGGGCGAGGATATCGACGTCGGCGACGCTGCACCTGCACTCTAGTAGTTTGGGAGCTATTTTGGCTCCCTTTTATTTTAGTTAATTTATTAACTTCAATTTAACTTAATAAGGAGCTGAAAATGCCAAACGATATTTATATAGTGCCTTTAGCAGTGCTGCTGTTTAGTTATGTTGCATTATTTGCGCTAGTGATTTATCTTAGCTATTATGCTACGACTGAAATTTGGGCACGTTATACAGCATTACGTGCAAAGATAGATAATATTTATTTGTTATCTCTAGCTGTGTTTGTATTTGTTAGTTTAAGCGTTTATTTTACGCTTTTTATTTTACCATCATATTTATTTGATTGGTTTGTATATTAAAGGATATGTTATGAAATTAGCAAAAGTGTTTTTTGAAAATAGCTTAAAAAGTTGGAGTAAAGAAGAGGCATTAAAGCAGGGTAAAAAATTATACTGCTTTTTAGTTAATGAAGCGGATAACGCGAGTGAGGGCGATACTTGGGCAGCTTGGACTAAAAATGGTTTGCAAATAGTTAAAGTAGTTGAGGTTGTAAAATATGACGAACTAGACGAGGAACACGCTAAAGCGACTCAATACTTAGTGGACCATATAGCTGTCGCTATAGAAAGAGATAGGCAGCACGCCAGACTTAGAAAGGATTTATTAGAGCAAAAACTAAAAGAGCGTGCCGCAAAAGTTATAGAGATGGAGAAATACCGAGAGCTAGCTAAAAATGATAAGACCCTAGCTAACGTGGTTAAAGAATACGACGAACTAGAAACTAAACTAGGCAAATAAAATGGTAGAAGTTAAATACAGAATACCTAAATCATTATCTGGGTTTAGTTTTAATCCTAGCGAGCTAGTATTTGCCGATATAGAAACCGAGAAGTTATATATTGGCACTCGCTTGGTTCAACTATATCAACCTGGGCAGAACGATGACGAGGTTATAATACTAGATACTGATATAATCCAAGAAGCTGATATAAAAGCGTATATCAAGCCTATGTGGACGGTATGGTTTAATGCTAGTTATGACTTCGGGACTTTGAATATGACCACCGATAAGTTCGATGATATTTTCTACCTAGCTAGGTTAGGCTTCCCGTTTTTCAAGGAGTATAACCTAGATAAAGTTATAGAAAATCTCGGCTTTGCTGGGTTATATGACGGCTTGGATAAAAAGAAACTACAGAAAGCAGGGTTTGTTAAGGGAGCTTATTTATCGGCTGCCCAACTAAAATACTCAGCCACCGACGTTGTGGCCCTTAGTTTATTGTGGCAAAATGAAACTATCCAGAAGTGGAGAAACTCCATAGCTTACCAGGTCGATATTTTAAGCCTTAAGTATGCCGTAGTTTATCAGCAGAACGGCATTATGGTAGATTTACCGCTAAGGGCTAAGTATGAGAAAGAGGTGGACGAGGATATAGTCCGCTTAACTAAGGAGCTGCCTGAAGGGTTTAACGTCAATAGCCCTAAACAAGTTAAGGCATATCTAGGCACTGAAAGCAGCGACTACGACACGCTAGTTAATTATAGCGTAAGCAATAAACCCTTAGCAGAAAAAGCGCACACGATAATTTATATGCGTAAAGCGTTAAAAGAAAAAGGGTATTTACAATCTATAAATCACCAGTATATGCAGACACGATTTAACGTGGCTGGAGCTATTACTGGGAGATTTACTTCAAGCGGTGGAGATTTACCTAACGGGTTTAACTCTCAACAAATACCGCGACGGTTACAGCCGCTATTCAAGCCTGAAACAGAGGACACTGTAGTTGTAGGTCTTGACTACTCTACCCTTGAGCTAAGAATTGCAGCTAGCGTGTTTGCAGAGCCTGTTATGTATCAAGAGTTACTTAACGGTGAGGACTTACATACAAATATGGCTGCACTAGCTACAGGTAAGAAAGTGCACCCTGATGGCCCGTTAGGGGATGATTATGATGCACTATTTACGGGTGATAGAACAAAAGGAGAATACGTAACTAAAAAGGATAGAACACTAGCTAAAGCTCTCAATTTCGGTTATATTTACGGAATGAGCGCAAAGACTTATCAAAACTATAGCTTAACGCGATATGCGCTTAAAATCTCGCTAGATGAAGCGACAAAGCTGCGGAATTTATATTTCGGTAAGTATAAAGCGATTAAAAAATATCACGATGAAGTTTGGAAAAATGTGGGTAAAGCAAACTACATTTATACCACTGCGCTAGGTCGTAGGGTTCACCCAAAGATAGGCACAGACGCTATCAACGGGCCAATTCAAGGTTCTGGTAGTGAAACGACCAAACTAGCTGTGCATTATCTTTGCAAAGAATACCCAGAAGCGTTGAAGTTGATTTTTAATGTGGTCCACGACGCTATTTATCTAAGAGTGCCTAGAGCTGATAAAGATTTATGGCACGAGCGCGTAAGTAAAGCTATGGTTAAGGGTTGGGAGGAAATCTGCAAAACTTCGATATTCAAGTTTAAAGATATCCCAATGCCTGTAGGTGATTGATATTAAACGGGTCTTTAAGGCTCGTTTAATTATTAAGAAAATATTAAGTTTAGTTTAATTGAAAATTAAGTTAAATTTAGTTATAATATTCGTATAAATAAAGAGAGATAATAAACACATTATCAAGAAAGGAGATAATTAATGGAATTTGATGACGGTGAGTTGGTCGATATTGACCTAACCCAGAACGGCGATGTAGCCGCACCGAAAAACGGTAAGATAGCGTTGATTGACGCTGATACCGTAGTTTTTGGGAGCGTAACTAAGCACCAAGAGGTTATAGAACTACTACCCAGGGCTATGTATTCAGACGAGGAGTGGGCAACTATTAGCTCGATGAAAACATACGACCCTGAAGCTGGGACCATAGCCATATGCAATATGGATAATGCGTACCAATCAACTTTAGATAAGCTTCAAGGCATACTTGACGCTACAGGTTGCGTCGATTGGGAACTTCATTTCACTATTGGTCGTGGCAGCTTTAGATACACCAAGATTGACCCTATGTATAAAGCTAATAGGCTTGAGATGAAAAGCCCTGATGGGTTAAATGAGTTGAAGGTCAGAATGACTGAAGCGTTCCCGACTAAGGCATTTATCCACTATGATTTCGAGGCTGATGACGCGGTCATAGCCAAGAAAAAAGCACAACCAGATAAATATTTACTCTGCGCTGTGGATAAAGATGTCTTATATACACTGCCGGGTAAGCACTTTAACTACTACAGCAGGGCAGAAACAGTAACAAAAGCAGGTAATCACCTCGATGAAATTAAAATGAAGTTTTTCGATGTAGAGCCTGAGCAGGCTATGAAGCACCACTTTAAGCAGTGCTTAACCGGGGACACTGGCGACAACGTTATCGGTTTAGCTAAAGTAGGCCCTAAAACAGCAGATAAAATCTTAGCTGGGGCTAGTTCGGCTGCTGAGTGTTGGGAGAGGGTGGTCAATGAATACGAAGCTAGAGGGCGTGATGTGTTTGACGCGGTTAAAAATATGAGGTTGGTCAGTATGCACCAGATTAGCTATGACCCTGAAAACGATAGCTATAGTTTAAATCTATGGCGTCCAGAAATTAACAAAGGAGAAAACGATGAGTAATGTAAATGAAACTTTAAAACAACGTGGTGCCGTTTATGGAGATTATAAAGGTGGTTCGGAGTTTAGAGCTAATGTTATGAAACTAATTAAGGATAGGCACCAAGCAGTTAATGGTAAATTGTTGGACGCTTTGCATATGGTCTATATTTACGATATAGTTAATAAGCTATCTAGGTTAGCTACAACTCCAGACCACATAGATACTTGGCACGATATTGCTGGGTATGCTATGTTAGTAGAGGAAGCCCTTAAAAAGCAAGAAACTAAGAAGGAGTGCAATACCAAAGAAGCTGATGACGAAGCCGCCGTTATAGAGTTTATTAATTTAATGGAGGCTTTAACAGGTAAGGATAGCGAGATAACTAAAATGTCTAAAGAAGCTTACGATGACTATAAAAAGGCGAAAGAAAATGGGACGCGTTAAAACTAAATTCGGTAAGAAGCCTGCAACGGCTTATGTAAATCAAATAACTAACTTGACGGTCGATTTAGTATCGGCCCCAAGCTGGAAGGAGCTTTGTAGTTATTTACCAGAATTTACTACGGCTACTTGGAGGGACGAAGCAGAAGCGGGTAAGATAGATAACAGAGAGGAGATAGTTAAAGCTATATTTAGAGGCGAGATGTTACCCACAGCCTTAGAAACTATAAGGGTTACATTTCTTATTGACGGCTTAGACTTAATCGACGTCACCCATTTGATAAGGCATAGAACCCTTAGCTTTAGCGCACAATGCACAGCTGACAGGGATATGCGTAAAGATAATTGTATGGTTAAACCTAGCATTTTGGTAAATGACGAGTTTTTTGATAGGTATAAGAAAATAGTTGATGACGCCAAGAAATTATACGCTGATATGGTAGATAGTAAAGAGGTATCTATTTTTGACGCCAGAACTATTTTACCGAGAAGTTTAAGTAATTTCTATTATGTTAGCGGCAGCTTAAAGGATATAATCGCGTTTATAAAAACCCGCAAGGACGAGGCGATACAGCCTGAAAGCGATAATATCATAGCTATTCTTATGTGGTTGAAATTGGTTAAGCAATATCCAGCATTGCAGGAGTGCATAGATATGGATATAGGTGGGCGAGATGAATTCTTTTGTAAAACAGCCTTGAGTGGGCATAATTCCCTAGCTTATTTACCTAAGCCAGAAAACGAAGTTCCGGGATTAAAGCCAGAGGACTGCATTTACCAAAAACGCAGGGCTGATTTTCCGGGAGGTAATTATTACGAAAACCGTAAAAGAAATATTCTACAAGTGTTAAAAGGGATAAAAGATGGCAACAATATTTGATTTAGGTGTTTATATAGCAGGTGGTTGGTTTTCTCCAGAACAGGAGAAAGCCTTAGATGAACTAGAGGGCTACGTTAAAGAGCATTTTGAACTATATTTTAGCCCTAGAGAGCATAATAACGCTAAATGTCAAGATTTAGAGGATATATTCCAAAGAAATATCCAAGCCTTAGATGAAGCGGAGATTATCATAGCCTCAACTATAGGTAAAGATATGGGCACTCTTTGGGAGTGCGGCTACGCTTATGCTAGAGAGCTTCAAGTTATTTATTACGCTCCTGGTATAGATAAAGTTAATCTAATGTTGGCTAAGAGCGGCAGAGTGGCTAGAAACCTAAAAGAGCTGGAGCAGATTTTGATAGATGTGGCTAATGTAGGCTATGTAGCAGATAAGGATATAGAATGATTGAGTTGGACGAACTATCACAAGCTGAAATTGAGGGAATATCAATCCCTCGCAAAGTTTATAACCTGAAGTTTATTCAGCGTTACTCGATAACGCCTAGAATAATTAACGAAACAGTGGCAGAGCATAGTTTCTTTGTGGCTACCTATGTTATGGAGTTGTATAAGTATTATAAGTTTGATTTAAATAAAGCTGTGCAAATGGCTATAATCCACGACTTCGCCGAGAGCTATATAGGTGATGTAACCTTGAGCACTAAAACAATGTGCCCAGACTTAGTTAAGGCTGTAGCAGATGCGGAATCTGATGTTATGTTTCAGAACTTCCCTAGTTTTATTTACGAGCTTTACAGGGAATACGAACGGCGCGTTAGTGTGGAGAGTTTGATAGTCAAGTTGGCAGATACGATGCAGGTCAAACAATACGCCAGTAATGAAATATCACTAGGTAATAATTCGCTTACGATGTCTAATATCCTTAGCCGTGCGGTCGATGATATAGATTTATTTGAGCGCAAACTCGCAGTTTATAAACGCTAAAATTAGCGCATTGCGTGAGCGTAGAGCGATTTAAATTTTTAGCTTGATTAATTCATCGAGTTAAGATTAAAATCGCTTTAGCGCGCAATGCTATTAAGAAAACTTTAATATTAAATTAAGTTAAAGTTAAGTAAGATTATGTTATAATAAACGTAATTAAAGATAAAAATTTAATTAAAAACAATTCAAAGGAGCGCAATGGATAAAGTTATAACTATCCAAAGTTACATCGAAAACCTTGAGAACCAGGGTATGACAGGTGTAGAAATCTCTAAACATTTGAGGGTATCAGCCTCTATGATTTCTACTTATAAATCAAATAGGTATAATATTAGCCTTAAACAAGCTAAGTTAATCTATAAACTTTATGGAGTAACTATACACCCGTATAGTGAAGCTAGTTTAAAAGCCGAACTAAATCTTGACAGGGAGAACGAAAATGCCTAATTTAAACGAATTGCAAATTAAAATAGAACAGTGGTCAGAGGAAAGAGGTATCTTAGCTAATTCTAAAGCAGTTACCCAATGCCTTAAACTTATGAGCGAAATGGGAGAACTAGCTGATAACCTAGCTAAGGGTAAAGACTGCCGAGATGATATTGGTGATTGCTTCGTGGTGCTAGTTAATATAGCTAGATTGGTGGGTTCTAATATAGCCGAGTGCGCAGAGATAGCCTATAACGATATTAAAGACCGAAAAGGGTTTCTGAACGAAGCTGGGACTTTTATTAAATCAACTGACGCAAACTATGAGCGGCTATACCAAGAGTTTTTACAGCGCAATGAAGTGCCTAAAATGAAAAAAGAACTTAATGAAATGGAGCAGGCTACACTAGATGAAATAGTTAATGCTCCAAAAGATTTAAAGGTGGATAATTTCACGGCTTCTTTACCTACTTTATCTAAGAACCCGACAGACGCAGAGATTATATCGGCTTGGGAAGCTAAGGGGTATAGAGCACATAAGCGCAAAGATGGCTGGTTCTTCAGTAGGATTCATTAAAATGGTAAAGGAGAATACACGTATGAAATTTACAAATAAAACACCTGAAGTAAGGTATTATTTTATTTTAGATGGGACTAAGACTGCGGGAACTATTTACTATGAAAATTTCGGCACTAGAAAATTTCAATGGACTCTAATGTTTGGCAGAAAAATAGAGCCTGCTAATATCTTAGATTTATGCCATAAAGCTAGTAGTGAGAATTGGCCAATATCTATGATGGACGCTAAAGTTAGCACCGAGCTAGAGTATATAGCTGTAATGCCAAAGGAGTTATGATGGTTACTGTTGATTATGTTGGAGATGTTCAATACGAGCACGGCATTAGTCAGGCGTTCGATAATACTAAAGTTATATTTAAAGAGTTCAAGAGCGGTATTTATCAAGGTAGTATTATAGCTCTGCTTAATAACGAAGCCCAGAAGAGTAAGTTAGCGTTTGTTACTTTAAATATTCTATTAAATATTATAGCCCAGCACAATATACAAAGACAAGAGTTAATGCACCATCTATCTCTTTGGTTTGATAACGTCAGTTTTGAGGAGGCTTGAAATGGATAACAAACTAAGACATAGATACGTGGTAGAAACTAGACCAGTATCTATTTTTATACACGTATTTGTAGATGATAAACCTGAAGGCAGAATAACGGTCCCTTTTACTGATAGGAAAGCTGTTTATTCTTTATGCGAGGTCGCTGATTGTGGTAAGTTGGAGCTTTATGATTTTTTAGAGTGTTTAAGATTATATGTTGATGTTACATATACACCTTATAAGGATTTAAAATGAGTTACGCTATTTATACCCAGTTTAATGCTGGCATAGGTAATACTAAATCGCATACTTTGGTTATAATAGACGAATACGATGAAAATGGTAATTATACTGGTAAAATACTAGCTAAAGCCTATGATGATATAGACCACGGTAAATCTATGTGGTATGTAACACAAGTATTGGCTTCAGCATTAAATGCCTACGATGATTTAATATCTAGGTTAAAAATGTGGTTCGATGAAGTTTCTTATAAAAAGGCGAATAGCAATGAGCAAAACTAAGTATGGCGTGGAGCTAATAAACTCAATGTTTAGCTCCAAAACAACTGCTATAATAAGAGCGTCTGTTGATAGTATAGAAATCGGAGCGATTATAATCAAGCTAGATTATAACGAGATGAATAATAAAGCGTTATATAATGCGCTTAAATCGCTAGCGTTATGCGCTGAAATAACAGATTTAAGCTTAGTAACGTTGAGCGAGATTATAGCTACTCATTTCGGACACGAGAAAATAAAGCTTTGTATCGGGCAGGAAAACAAATGAGCACCTATAAATACGAAGCAGTTAAGGATACAAAAGAGTGCTGGTATATAACTATCTCCGAACTTAATGGCGGTGTTAATGAACCGTGGGGATATATAAAGCTAGGTTTAGTTTTATCGGAGGATTGGCTTAATTTGGTATTAGAGTTAATTAATACTAGGTCAAGGCTAAAGCCTAGCCAAGTGCTCGAATACATAAGGAAAATCTCACCTAATGCCGGTATAAAACGCGGGTATATCGAGGGACTATGGAAATAGTTTATAAATGTAGCTATGATTATAACCGTAATAATAACATTACGCTTATAAGAATAGGTCGCTTTGTAAAAGATAAATTTAAAGGCGAGATTATAGTTAAAACTAAGGGTGAAATAGAGCAAACTTACGGGCTTAAAATACTGTCCGCATTATGCGAATTAGCAGGTATGTATGACATATCACTAGCCACAATAGCTCTATTTCTTGGCAAACATTTCCTAGATTTAGGAGATAAAGTTGATTATATCATTAAGGATAAATAAATGAAAAATAATTACCAATACGAATTAGTTACAGGTCAAGGGTTATTTCAAAACGATAACTATGTTAATATAACTAAGGATTATCCTGGTATGGGCGTTAAGCAATGGGGTTATATACGCATTGGAGATTTACCTGTAGAGGACGAAAAATTCGAGGACGCTATGCGCGTTTTATTTTGCGTGTTTAATCATTACAGCCTAGTTAAACCTACAGAAGTGCTAGAGTTTATGAGGCAGATGACAAGAGCCATAGAAATAAATAGAGGAGGAATTGACGATGCTAATGATTGAGCAATGTAAGGGTAAAGACATAACTAATATAGCCCAAAGCAAATTGGCTATGGATAAATGGATAGCTACCATTAAATATGACGGTAACTATGTCCAGATACATAAGTTTAACGGAGATGTTGAGTTTTATACTTCAGGCGGTAAGCAGTTCTATATAAAAGAAATAGCAGACTATCTTTGCGAAAATAACCCAGACGATTTTATCCTAGAGTGCGAATACGTAGCTAATACTGACGGCAAACTAGGTAGCCGCGTTAAATGTAGCACTGGTAATTTAAGGAGTAACTTTGAGAAAAATATACCTTGCATTGGAACTTTTAGGTTTGTGGTATTTGATATAATACACTTTAACGGGTCTGTTATGGATTGGTCTTACAGCGATAGAATAAGGCTTATAGATGAGGAGATAGAGCTTCCACCTGATATGATGATGGCCCAGATAGTAGGTATGGATTTAACTATTGACCAAGCTAAACAGTTAGCCCATAAAGTTATAAAGCAAGGCTATGAGGGTATTTACTGCAAGCAGATAGACCATACTTATGAGCCTGGTAAGAGGGTAAATACAGCTATCAAGATTAAGTTTAGACCTACAGCCGACCTGCATTGTATAGATGTTACAGAGGGCACAGGTAAATATTCTGGTATGATAGGTAGCCTAGTTTTAAAAGACAAAGCTGGGCGCGTAGTTCAAGTTGGTAGTGGTTTAACGGATTACGAGCGTATGCAAAGCCCGGATTATTTCATCGGTAAAGTTATCGAGGTGGAATACGAGCAGCTTTTAGCTACATATATACAGCCAACGTTCGTAAGAGTTAGGGACGATAAATCAATCGAGGATATAGACTAATGAAAGAGCAGGATATACAGCGCAAGATAATTAAATATCTTGAAAGTATAGGAGCTTATGTTGTCAAGGTAGTAGCCAGTAATAAATCTGGCACTCCTGACATACTAGCGTGTTATCGCGGCATTTTCTTAGCTATAGAAGTAAAAAGACCCGAAACTAAAACTAACGTTTCGGAGCTACAGATATATAACATAAAGAAAATTAAAGAGGCTGGCGGTGTAGCAATAGTTAGCTGGGATTTAGATACAGTTAAAGCTACAATAGAGGAGATTAATTCTAATCTAATGGTTATAGGAGAATTAAAATGACTAAGCTTATAATTTCAATTATTATAGGGTGGCTATAATGTTACATATATTTGGAATAGTTTTAATGGTGTGCATTTCGTTGGTGGTCATTGATGTAATTTGCGTTGTAGTAGCGAGCTTGTTTGACCTATGATTAACGGAACTATTAGTGGTGGAGAAGTTAGGGACGTAATAATTGTAGCTTACGTCCTAGGACTTCTTGAAATGGATAAAGAAGGCGTTTTTCTATCTGAGCAGGATACGGCTATACTAGCTAGGATAGAAACTGAAATAAGGGCTTTATTGCCGATATATACGTGCGTTAAACCTAAGATTATGAAAAAGCTTGAAAAGGTTAGCTATACCATAGCTTTTTCAACTAGCAATTATGCTGTAGAATTATCAGTTTTAGGGCTTAATATGCTATACATAAACTTTGCACGTAACGAACGAGGAGCTAGACCTCTATCTAAAACACTTACAGACTTTTGGAGTAAAATAGAAAAGGATTGTAAGGATTTAATAGATAAACATTACGATGGAGATGAGGATATAGCTGCTGATAGCTATAATTTTTGCGTTGAAATATTGGAGAAGTTATGAAACCTTATAAACACCAAATAGATAAAGCAGAGGAGTGCTGGCAGATACTTAAACAAACCGGGTATGTATATCTAGCTGGTAAGCCTCGCAGTGGTAAAACATTAACATCTCTGCTTATAGCCGAGAAAAGCCAAAAAGTTAGTAATGTTTTAGTTATAACTAAGAAGGCTGCGATTTCTGGGTGGGATAAATTCCTAGCAGATAAAGAGCTTGGGCTAACTAAGAAATACCACGTCATAAACTATGAGCAATTAGGTAAAATGCAAGCCGGGAGATTTATTCTTAAGGTAAATCCTAGCGATTACCAACTAGCTATAATAGACGAGAGCCATAACTTGGGAACTTTAGGTCGCACATCACAAAGAACTAAAGTTATAAGAAAAGTGTGCTGGGATTTACCGCATATGCATCTAAGCGGGACTGCTATAGTTGAGAGCCCTAACACTATCTATCACCAGATGGCTATATCTAAATTTAACCCGTTTAAGTTCTCTAACTTTTACGAGTTTTTCAGATTTTATGGAATACCATACTATATTAAAGTTAATGGTAGGGAGATAGCTCAATACGATAGGTGCGATGCCGAGCGTTTGATGAAAGAAATAAATTATTTTACTATCTATATGACCCAAGAGGACGCAGGCATTTCGAGCGATGTTCAAAGCGTTGATAAATTGCATTATATAGAATTAGATAACTATACTAAAGCATTTTATAATCAGCTACAAAAAGCGCGCGTTATAAGCGATTTTAGCTATGCTAACGGAGCTAATAGCGGCCTAGATATTGTCTGCGATAGCACGATGAAACTACGCACTAGCTTACATATGGTCGAGAGTGGTATTTTAAAGATAGGAGAGGATTATATCGAGATGGGCAATACAGAAAAAATCGACTATATAAAGAAAACTTTTGGCGATACTAAAGATGTAGGTATTATGTGCCACTTTATAGGTGAGCGTAACTTATTAAAGAAACATTTTAAACACGCGCGTATTTATAGCTCAAACGCACACGCTGAAGGGGTCGATTTATCAGACTTAAAGCATTTCATAATCTTAAGCTCGGACTACAGCGGAGCTAAGTTTATACAGCGACGCGACCGGATAGTTAATATTAACGGCTCAAACACTAATCTAGTTAATCATATCTTAGTAAGAAAAGCTATAAGCGAGCAAGTGTATAATAAAGTAAGTAAGAAAGAGGACTTTAACAATTCTACCTACATAAGGCAGGAGATTTAACTCCTGCTATAAATCATCTAGGATATCTATAGTTCTAGTATTTTCCCTTAAACTATTTCTAGTTTCTATCCTTAAAGTCCTATCATCTTTAACCTTAGCTATAATGCTTTCCTTACTTCGTTGTAGGTTCTTTAGTGTTTTCTTTTGTTCGGTTGTTAGTTCTACTCCGTTATATTTATTTATTTTCGAGTTTATATTACTTAATTGATTTTCATACCCTCTTAATCTATTTTCAACCTGGGTTAATTTGCGTTGTAGTTTTGGTGTTTCATTTCTAGCTACTTGTAGTTGCCCTCGTAATTGATTAATCTCGCTAGTGTTTCTTATGACCATACCAGAGTCTAGGTTATTTAATTTAACTACAGCTTTTTCTAGTGTATTATTAAACTCCTCCAATACTTGAGACGGCATTTTATAATCTGTAACTATCTTTGATGAAGTTACAGCAGGAGTATCAGAGCTTTTTAGGTATTTAATTATCCTATCCTGCATAGCTACGTTGTTACCGAATTCTCCCCATCTAATAACTCGTCTTTGCGCTTCACTAGCTATAAATCCAAGCCAACCCATAATACTACGCCAATTCTCAGAACCTTTCTGAGGCACAAACATTGTATCATTACCAAATTTTTTAGCATAATTTTCTAGTAATTCAGACGTGGCTCGTGCTTGCTCGGTATTAAGCCCAGCTTCTTGTATAGTTTCTTTTAGTTTCTTATAATCTATAACTCCGTGCTCATTAGTTGCCGATTTTACGGCTTGGGATAGTTCTTTATTCTGCATTGCGATTTTATAATCGTTATTAGCTTGCTTAACTAACCCATAAACATCATCGTCTAAATTATCAACTACGTCATCAAGATTGGATTTAATCTGGTGTATTAATTTCTTTTCGTAAGGAGTGGCTGTATCATTTAGTTTATTTAAAGTTTCCCTGAATGTTAGCACTTCGTCCAAATTACTGTAATTTTTATCAGCTAATCTCTTTTCAAACCCTAGAAGCTGTTTTTCTACATTACTAAGAAGCTGCACATCTGTGGTTTGTATATCCACTCCTTTGAAAATATTGGCAGTATCTACCTGAATATTTTTATCTTTAATAGTTTCTTTCATACGACTAAAATTATCCTTAGCTACTTGCTCCATAGCTTCTACATTTTTCTTATCTGCTACTTTATAAACATCTTGTGCTCGGTGTTTAGCCTTTAAAAGCCCTTTGTTAGCCATATCGTCGCTTTGTTGCATAGCTCTACCTAACACACCCTGCCCAGCTTCTTCGGTCATCATAGATGCCCTATAAGCTTGTTGCTCGTAAGGTATTGAAGTCATAGCACTACGTGCCTGCTGTTCAGTATATCCCTTACGTAAGAAAAATTGTAACACTTTAGGGTCTATATCAGGGTTACCGTGTAGTGTAAGCCAATCTCCAATTTTAGAGGCTGCTACTCCCATAACAGCGCCTATTGCAGCATCTTTAGCTACATCTCCTGTAGTTAATATATCTTTTTTCTTAGTTTCATCTGTTTGTTTGGCATTTTCTCCTGCTCTATCAGTTACACCTCTTAATATATTACTAAACCCTTCAACTGCAGCAGCTGCCGCCTTAGATTTCATAACTGGGATTAACGCATCTACAGCATTTAAAGCCGTTTTAGTATTCACTTCAAAATATTTATTATGACCTACAACTCCTAAGCTTTTATCCACTTTATCTAGTCGTTTCATAACATTTTCTAGGTCTTTTCTATAAAAATCACTATCTGTAAGACCTACAGAGTTAGCGAAATTCTCGAATATTATAGCTAACGGGTAACCTACCTTAGCATTAAATAAATCTAAGGCAGTTTGCACTTGACCAGCTAGTGCGTCCCCCGAAACTACATCTTTAACGGCTTCTTCGGCTGCTTTTAATACTTTCTTGGAGTGTTTAGCTATAAAGTTTAATGCTCCCTCTTCCTCTTTACTTTCCGGCTCGCTGTTCTTTTTACGGGCATAATACGCGTCCCAAGTTTCAGGATTAGCTTTTCCTGAACTATCAACATACCCACCTGGCGGAGGTGGTGCTTCAGTTTCTCCATTTAGATTAACTTCAGCAGATTTAGTGGTGTTAGGTGTCTGCTCTACTTTAGTATCATTAGCTATTAAATCATCTAGCCAACTTAACTGGGTATCATCATCGTCCTCTTTAGGAGCTGTAACTTCTACAGCAGGTAGAGTTACTTCATCAGTCCCTACTTTATGCTCTATTTTTATATTTTTATCGGCTGATTTTTCTGCTGGTTCACTGTTAGCTTTTCCTGCTGGTTTATCATTAGCTATCAATTCATCTAGCCAATCTAAATTATCTGCCATTATCTATCCTTATTCTTGTGGTCTATTGTAGCCGTCTGGAGCGGCGTCGTTACTCATACCTATGGCTGACATTATAGAACCCATATCGACTGCTCCAACGTCAGCACCGCCTACCGCATCGCGAGGGTCCCTAGTTTCAGCTCCAGCAAGTTTATTGGCTACTTGCTCAAATATGTCGGCTATATACTCGCTGTTGCGGGTTTTCATTGCTCGCATACTCAAAGCTACTACTTTACCATAACTAGCTGGGTCGGTATTCATCAAGAAATTACCTGCTTGTCCGGATAGTAGTTGGTCAAGCTGTAGTTTTTCTATATCATCGGTTTCGTTATAGTTAGCAGTTGTTATTTCGATATCATACTCCAGAAACTCTATTTGGGTTTCTTTTTCTATCCAAGGGATTATATTAGCGTTCCCGTGGTCGTCGTATGTTATATCCTTGATAACTATTTCCTCTTGCCCTGTTTGTTCGTTAGGCATTAAGAAAGGCTTATTTAGTTCTATAAACCTATCTCCCGATCTTTGGTCGGCTATTCTTATCATCTTATAAGCTCTATAAAATAGCTTGGCAAAATCTAAGATATTTATACCTATGCACTCATACATATACTCAATATTAGATGTAATGTAATTTAATGCGCTAGCAGTCATATTTTGCTGTAGCTTAATTTGACGCCCTGAAGCTGATGAACCCATCATACCTAAGAAGCTATCATTTAGATTTAGGATAGTTTTAATTCTCTGTAGCGACCTATCTATGATAGTATATTGAGCTATTACGTCGCCGTTTAGATTATCTATTTTTACGCCGTGAATATCTTTCATCGGGATAATAGCATTAACCCTATTAAATACTTTAGCAAACTCCTCGACGCTATCGACAGCCGTTTTGTTGATATAAACCTTATTAACATTAGCTAATAGTTGTATCTGAATTAGGGCTTGGTTAATAGCTTTTTGACTTTCAAGAACTTCCCTAAATATGCCATAAAACCCTTTTTCATCGCGCTCAAGATATATTGGCATAATAGGGAATTTTCGCAGGTGAGTAACTTCAGTTTTTTCTAGTAACGTATCTCCGCTCCAAACTAACTCCCATATCTTACCGTTCTCTTTTAAATAGCTAGTTATAACTAAAAAACTATCGTTCATCTTATATTTATAGGCTTTGCCACTAGCAGGGTTATCTATACCAGTAAATCCTACAGACCTGTTTATCTCCTCACTTTTACCTGGCCAAGTATCATCTATATCTTGGGCAGATATCCATCTATATTTGTGGATATATCTAGCATCTGAATAATCCTCCTCACGAGATTTAGGGTCTGGGATAACTTCGTCCCAAGGTAGATAACGTAGTTTAATCTGGACGTCTTTAGTCCCAAATTCGTCTTTCTTGCCTGTATCCTCTACTCTTATCTCAAATGCACAAATACCAGCTAGTAATAGGTCATCTATTAACCTGGTTTTCATACGGTTAAACTTAGATATTCTTAGCGTGTATTGGACTATATCCTGACCAACCGAAGCTATGTTTATATCCTCTACTCCTACAGGCTTAACGTTGATGTTAGATATTGTAGAAGCTAGATAACCGCTGATAACACGCTTATACGATTTTATAATGTTAAACGTTTCAGCAGGCTGTTTCCTATTAACTAAGGTATTAAGCTGTTTAATAGTATAGTGTTGATTGTGATTAAAAGCTATAATCTCCTTAGCTTCCTCTCTGCACTCGCTATGCCAATTAGTGGCATATTCAAAATACTCCCTTGCTTTTTCTAATAGTTTCTCACTCATTTAGAACCCTTTTTCTTTCTTTCTTTAGAAATCTTAGCTGCCATAGCTTTCATTTCTGGTGATAAAGTAGAATACCATTTCTTTTGTTCCTCTGGAGAAGCTTTTTCAATTTCTTTTATCTGCTGCTCCATAAATATTCTGGTTTGTTTTTCGGTTACTTTATTTATATTACCCTCAAATTTCTCCATACTACCGTAGATATATTTTTGCTTGTAAGGGTCCATAGTTCCTATTTTACCTGCTACTAATGCATCCCAGTTTTGGATAAATGCTTTAACACCACTTAGAGTAGTATCTATAGATTGAAACTTACCAACCGAGGATTGTAGTATATCTCTGTTCATACCTAATTCGGTTTCGCTAAATGCTGCTCCTGATTTTAGCTGTATCATATCCGCCGATAGTTGGTCGGCATAACTTTGGATAAATGTAGCTAGGTTGGTAGCTTTCTTTATTTCCTCGGTTGATACTTCAGGTAAATACCTAGTAATCATTGCAGCCACAGTATCGTCTATTGTGTTATCACCTGTGTAATTCTTGAGTTGTCCTATAAAAACCTCAAATTTTCTTAGTCTGTTGCCTATAGCTTGAGCTTTTTGGATATCTTGGACTGTTTGCAGTTGTGATGCAGTAGGTGCTATGTGCCTTTTAAACATCTCGTTATCTTTACCTATAAAATCATAAGCTTCACCGTCCGACATTTCTAAAATTTTTTTATCAGTATCTGCTAATCTTTGTTTGTCTGCTTGCTTTTTATCAAAATCTGTCATTCTAATTTCAGGGTTCATAGCTTTATACATTTGAGCTTGGGAAGATAGCATATTAGCCTCAGAATTCCTTGCTGCCGCTCCTGCTGTTATCATCTTAGCCCGAGCTTCATCATACCCAGTAGCAACTCTCATTTGAGTTTCATCATTTTTAAGCTTGGCTTCAATAACTTTCTGATTAGCAATAAAATCGTTTCTTTGTTGCTCCATTAGATTTCTATCTGATAAGGACCCTAGTTTATCCATACCAGTAGCTGCATATACTACGGAAGGAGGATAACTAATATAACTTCCATCTCTAAGCCTGAAATTAATCTCGTCTTGTTGAGGGTCATAACTAACATTGGTAACTGGATTATCTACGGTATTTAAGACGTTATTAATCCATCTAGCACCATCTGTATTATATACCCAGCGCTCGTTCATATTCTCCTCGCCTTTTAGTATATCATCTGATTTTCCGTATTTAGCTATTTTGCGCGTATATGTTCCGTCCTCGTTATGGGTGTAGTTTTTAGGGTCAAACCCTTCAGGTAATTTATCTGGCGAAACTATTTCGTCCTCTATAGTTACGTTTTTGCCTTTATTCTTTTGGATAGTTTCTACAAAATTTACTAAATCCCTTCTACCTCTGTCTGCTTCAGCTGTAGCTAGAACTTTTTGTATTTCTATATTTTGGAGATATAACTTATTTTTCATCTCCTGCATTTCAAGCTTATCTTTATCCATAATCTGCTGGGTTCTCTGCCTAGCTAGTTCTCGTTGCTTGGATAACTCCTCATACTCACGCTTTTCGTCTAGCCCACGATGGTTTTCGTATATACCTTTAGCAAAACCGTCACCTAAATTCCACATTAATTATCCTTTAAAATCCGTAGTTATTTGAGCCGCTTTGGCCGTTATTAGTTCCAAACATATTAGCACCGTTTCTGCCGTAGTTATACATCAATGCTCCAAACACATTACCTGCAGATTGTCCTGCTGCATCTGTTATTCTGTTCCAATTGTTTTGTTGGTTATTTAAAGCCCCTAAGGCTTGGGAATTAGCATTAGCTAGTGCTTGAGCTGCTATATTACCTTGACCTGACGCATAACCTAAGAAGCCCATCTGCTCGTTACGCACGGATTGTTCTGCTTGTTCAGCTATATTCAATCGGTCGTTTATAGCCTGCTGCTCCATTTGAGCAAATGTTTCCTGCTCTATACCTGAACCCATAAGCCCGCGTTGAGCTAAATTTTGTTGGACTTTATCCTGAGCCATTTTAAACTGTTTATCATACCTATCTAAGTTTCGGTTAGTTCTTTGCTCTGGAGTTAGATTTTTATAGTAATTAGCTAAATTTTGCTCTAAATCTCCATAAATAGCCCTTCGTTCAGCATCACGTCTGGCAGCCATTTCTTGCTGTTGTTTAGCCATTTCTAGCTGCTGCTTACCAAGCTTATTACTTTTGTAAGCACCGTAAAGAGCGGAGCCGGCTTGGGCTGCGCCAATTCCTGCTCCTAAATAGTTAAGCCAGCTCATAATTTTACGCCTCCATTGTTTTAGTTTAATTGTATTATAACATAACTTTGTTTAAAATTATCTTAAGTTTCGATTATCAAAGATATATCTATAGCTATAGATTTTACCTTTGCCCTCAAATTTAAGGTGAATACCTAACCCTTCATTATAATCTACAGGTATGCCTATGCTAGCAACTTCTTGTTTATTACTAGAAAAATCTCCCTTAGCTACTATCATATCATCAATATAAACCGAAATAGTAAAATCTCCTTTATAAACTATATTAACGCTATTAAACTCCTTAGTTAAATCCATAGACCCTCCAACGAATTTAACTGTAGTAGCGGTTAGTTTAGAATAGCCTGAGCCTTGGTATGCTCTATATAGGATATAATCCTTAATAAAGTAAAGCTCATTATTAACTGAAGCGCCAAAAGCATTAGCTATATCCATTTCAGTTATTATAGGGTGATTAAGACTGAAGTCCATTTTAGTTACTTTTTCTTTAGAAAATATGTAATAGATATCCCCTACAGTTATAGCATTTATAATCTCTAGTTTGCCATTATCTTTAAACTTATATCTACCTTTAGTTAAGTTATTAATTGTAGAACCTATAGACAGCATTACATCTCCATCAAATACCCAAATAACTGCATTTTTAATATTAGCTATTGATGTAGGGTGTGAACAACCTATTGATTTAGATAGGTTAGATATTGTATAATTAACTCTATCTGTTCCGCCTAATAAATACGTGCTATGTGCTGTGAATATCATCAAACCTAGTGGGGAGCTAGCTAATCCTGTAATTTGCTCATTTACGGTTACACACTGGAGTTCGTTCCAAATATTAGGACGTCCTGGCTTACTAAAATAAACATAACTACCTTTATATGCGAATAACGTAGCTTTATGCTCTACTAATCCTCTTAGCCCAGTTACTTCTTTAATCTCTGTAAAATCTAGGTATTGCGGGCTAGGTATATCAGCTAGGTTATCCACAAAGACATTATTTCCTTTATAAGATTGCAAGCTTATAAACTTATACATCGAACTAGATACATCTTTGCGGTATATTTTCAAGCTGTATTTTTCATTAGGATTTTCTACATATAGATTTATTAGCTTACTGAAATTAAAGCACGAATTAGACTTTACAGGTAAGCTTTCCATACCAGTGGCTTTGTCGTATGCAGTTACAGCATAATAAATTTCATCTGTTCCCTGATTATTAACATTAAGTATAGAGCCAAACGCATCTAGTAAGTCCACATCAACTTTCCAAGTTTTATTAGTAGCTACAGTAGTGATAGTAGAACCTCCAACTACTACAGATATCCTTTCTCCATTGTTAGCTTCTGTAGTTCCCTCAAGATGATAAAACCTCTTTCCCTCTTCTAAGTGTGCACGCATACCTGCATCATAATTAGGTGTAGTTATAGCAGCAGCTATTTCTTTATATTTAGGAGTATCTCCATCTTTTGGCTTACTCTCATTAACTTTTTCTACCGGGGCAACTACCTTAATTTTTTGTATCATATTTAGAACTTGTTGCATTAAACTATCGGCTATATTATTTCTAATCTTAATAGATACATTACCTGCATCTATTACAGGTAGTTCTATGTTATTTTCTAATATAAACATACCCGAACGCTTGGTATTAACCTTATAAAGTCTCCCATTTTTAAGGCAATAAGTTTGATTAGCTATATTAGCAAAACTAACATTATCCCTCTGAAAATAGTTCATACGACCTCTATAGCCATCATCGTCATATTCATAGCAAGCATCGTAGGTCAATCCTAACGACCAGAAATAGTCGTGGTTGCTAGTGCTTTCTATAGACCCTGATATAGTAGTAGCATTTTCTATGAATTGAGCTTCATCTGCACTAAGCAAATGGCTTTCCTTAACATTATTCATACCTATTAATGAAGTAGGCATTATTGATTGTTGCATATTGTTATCTCCTTTTTCTATTTGAGGCTGTTTCTGCTCAAACCTATTATTTATACCATAATTTTGAACCGGCGATAGATACCCTGAATTATAGAAATTATACTCTCCATACATAGGACTACTCATAAATGCTCCAGCTAATCCCTCTTTTATAACTCTTTTAGCATCTCCATCACCATTAAAGTAGTGCGAATTAAAATCAGTGCTATATAAGTTATTTAAAGCCTTATTAATAGTTTTAGCAAACCCAGTTCTACTAGATGCAGGGCTTTTACCTGCTAAGCTATTTACATCACTAATACCTTGAGCTACATTAGCTAAGTTTTTAAGTGCTGCTAATGCCGCTTGTGGATTAGCTAGATATGGAGCCATCTGAACTATATTATATACAGACATTATAACACTAGCTACAGTAGCTACCATATCCACAGTCCTAGCTGTATCTGCTAAGGCTTCAGTATCTGCTGGGTCGCCTACAGCTTCGAGTAAATCTGTAAAAGCTTCGGCAGTAATACCTACTTCATAGGCTTGCTCATTTATGTTTAGTGTATGAAAATCAGTAGGTATTGAGCCAATAAATGTATCCCTTTTTCTATCTATGCGGTTAATTTTCTGCTCACCTGGATTATAGTGAGCTTGTTCCTCGTATTTACCGTAAAATGTATCTTCGGTAGTAGTTGTAGTATAATCATAACCCTTTTCTATTCCTTTTCTAGTGGTCATAGATTTAACTACTTTGTTAAAGTTTAAAGTCCCGTCTGGATTTTTCTCGTAAAAATTAAAAGTCTCATCTATAGCTAAAGACTCTGGGTTTCCTTTTTCTATTTGCTCCCAAGCTCCAAAGGCTTCATACTCCTCATTATCATTAAGTCGCATACCTGCTACTGCTTCCCCAGTAGCAGCATTATTTAATGTGTATTCACCAGTTTTAGGATTATACACCATTTGTAAAGCTGGGTTATCTCCATACTCCATAACATTAGTATTAACATCACGATTAGCATTACTTTTAGCTGTATCATAACCATTACCTCCACTCTCAGACCTATCTACTCCCCACCCATACTCTCCATAAGTATCTTCGTCTTCGATTGAATATGTAATTTCTACTCCAGGGAGAGTTGCTACATCAGTTCCAAAAGGATTATGTTCTATCTGAACTACATAAGGGTCTGTTAGAGTTCCTACAGGAACATTAGGTTCGACAGGAGTTGGAAGTGGTTGTGCTGGCGTAGGTTGTTTATTTCTTTTTGCTCTATCTCCATTACCGGCGTTATACTCTCCGGTAGCAGTGACACCACCTAGAGTAGCGTGTCCAGTTCCTGAATTGCTACTACTTCCTTTAGAGCCACCTTTAGAGTTATTTTTAGCTCTTTCAGCAGCTCTTTGTCTGGACCTTTCACTTCTTCCTCCTGCTTTACCAGCCATTTATTGCTCCAAGTTGTTAATCTCTACAACTGTTTTCTTATCCTTAATTAAAGCAAATACTTTAGCTAAAGTTTTAACGCTATTATAAACACCTTTACTATCGTAGCTATCTCCTAGTAAAATACACCCTTCTGTATCTATAGGATAATTTCCTTGATGTATAAGAATACGCCTAGATTTAGAAACTAGCTCATTATGAAGTGTAGGCATTAGTTTACCATTATATTTAGGACTAGGAGTCCAATCTAAATTATACAACCCTTGTGGTATACGTCTATCTTTATTAGGAGTTGTAGTATCAGGGCCTGCAGGCTCTAAGCTAAATCCAGACATTATTTTAACGCCATCATCGCCAACAACATAAAACTTACCTATAGTTCCGTCGTTTATATCCATAAACCTATCAATTCTTAGTTTCATTTTATACCTTTCTCTACAAATTTAACGCGCTCTCTATGCTCTCCCGTTTTACCTATGTTAAAGCTTTCAACAGGCCTATGGTAACCCATCACACGTGTATAAACTACACACTTAGTGCGTTTATTCTCCATTGAAGCTAATATCTCTTTATCAGAGAGGTCTGTCGCTATCGCATTCGCCATAATAATCTCCTTTTCTTTTAGTTGCTTCTATCTTAGCATCTACAAATTTATCGAATTTTTCACCAAACCAAGTGGCGCCTTTCCAAGCAAAAAATCCACAGCCTGCTAGAGCCACTCCATTCTCTTTCCAAATAAACAAAATTATTTCGTAGCTAATCCACCCAAAAAATACAGACGATGCTATACCAAGCAGTAAATCCACCACTTTTCTACCTACGCTTTTATCAGGTCTAGAACCTACGTTAAGTAATCCACCTATAAGTCCGATTGCCAGAACCCATTTGTATTTACCTAGATAGCTATCTAAACTATTTAACCACTCCATCAATACACCCTTTCAATGTTGCCTCTACCCTGGAATAATATATACTTAAATCTTTTGCACTTTGCAAGTCAGAGGGGTCATAAAAAGGCTTCTCTGGAATTGTAGCGTTACATTTAACAGGAATAACTTTTTCTTGATATTCCACCTTAGTTATGATTTCAGGCTTATTAGCACAACCACCTAGTAAAACTATTACAGTTACTAAAATTATGAAAATAAAAGCCCGCATTTCTTTATCTTTTGCTTGTTGTATCTTGTAAGCTTCTGTTTTCATTTTTCTATCCTTTCACTACTTAATCCTCTAAATAGGCTTTCATAGTAATCAAGCTTAGACGCACAACTAGCTGGGTCTGGCAATATTATCTTATTAAACTTGCGAACTATTTTATCCTTTTCTTTTTCAAGATTGGATAAATCTACCCTAGATTTTTCTATCGCAGAGTTTTGCTGTTTAACTACCTCACGGCACCTTTCTATTTCGTATTTAATCAACTCTTTTTTAATTATAGTTTGAGCTATATCCTCATTAAGGCTTTTAACTTCTTTATTTAAACTATGTATTTGTATAGCCTGGCTAGCTAATGCACCAGTATATAAACCAAAAAACAATGCTATAATTATCATTACGCATTTATTACTAGATATAAATCCTAATGCTAATTTCCACATCACTTCTCCTTACTCGAACGCAGGCATATCTGCTACAGCTTCTTTAAAAGTTTTAGGTATTTCTCTTTTACCTGCTTGTATATCAGCTAGCATTTTAAATCCCCACGACCATACACGAGCTCTCCATTTACCGAATACTTCTCCCTCTTGTCGGAACTCGTTATCATACCCTGCATAACTGCAAGCAGAAACTATGTTATCATAGCCCTTTTCTTTAGCTTTATCATCAAGGATAGCTTGAACATACTTCTTAAACTCCTCTTGGAGTAAATGCAATGGTAGCTGTTTAATGACATACTTTACAATAAATGTCGTAGCGTCCTCTGAATACTCTTTATCCAAATATTCAGTTTCTTTTGGTGCTTGACCATCTGGATACATCTCAACCACTCGCTTATACCCATTTTCTATAAGCCCTTCATCTGTAAATACGTGAGGGAATATCTGATTACCGTTTTTAAGGACTATAATATCTACGTCCTCTACAACCTTAGTTTGTAAATTGTATAATTTCATTAATCACTCCTTAGAATATCGGCTGCCAGCCAATGTTTAAAATTTCTACGTCTTTAACTCTAAACTCTATAAAATTTTGAGTAGAGTCCCAATTTAGAATGCACTGAAACCGAATATATTTACTACCTTGGGCTCTAAACTTATTCCTGCTTATAGTCCCTTCATCATCTACCCATTCCCACAGCCAAAATTTACTATTTCTACTAACATTTTGAAATCCATATACAGAATTAGTATCAAGACCACCTGCAGGGATAGCATCAGCTAACATAAGCTCATAAGGTGGATTTTTTAAAGCAGAGCTTTGCATACCATCCCTTAAATTCCAATTTTTAATCCATTGATTAGAATCTTGGTGAAATCTTACAGCCATCCAGATATTGAAAGCCTTTATATAGCGACCTACCCATTCTGGTTTAAATCCATATCTAAATGCTTGCTCTGTGCTACCTATATTAGATAGGGCTGCATTATCTCTAACTTCATATTGAGATACAGAGCTTCCACTGCATCCAATCATAAATGACCCATTCATTACGCACGCCCCATAGCTATATACCCATTATTGCATTTAAAATATGCAAATGTTTCGATATTTTGTAAGCCTGTCGGCACTTGCCTAAATTTCAAGTCGCTATGGAACCCGGTTATCTTTTCTGCTCCTATTATAACTAGGATACCATTTTGACCTAGTTCAACATTAAACAATGTTAAAATCCCATTACTAGTTATAGTAATTAACGCGTTATCAGCTATGGACATATCTATAGAAGGGCTACCGCTTTCCCTTCTATATACTTTAGGAGTATTCCTACCATTCAATCTCATAAAAGCATTTAAATTAAGTGCATTACTAAATTTAGCGTAACTAACTCCTTTAATCTGATTACCTGAAAAATAAGCTATTTCAGGGTTAGCTGAAAATCCAGAGTCATCATTATGGCTAGAAACAAATAAAGAGCTAAAAACAGCACCTGAGGCAAATATATTAGCCGAGCTATCTCTAAGAACTAAAGTATTAGCTGATGAATTGATATTAGGAGCATATCCTCTTAATGTTTGGGCATCACTACCTGCATTAATTGCTTGGACTGCTTTATCGTATGCTACTTTTACCGCATAAGCACTAGCTGCATTATACCTATCTGTTGAGCTAGTGCTATCTATAATCTTAGTTATACCTGCAGTTGATGAACTAGCTGAAACCGCAGACCATTTACTATTAGCTAGGGTATAAGCAGCACTAGCCCTGTCGTAAGCTTGTTTTACCGCATTAGGAGTTGCAGCTCTATCAGTCCTGGTATCATTAACTCCATCTACTAATGTTGTTAATCCCCATTGTCCAGTCGTTGCATTTTGAGGAGTGTATTTAGCATTAGCTGTATTAAGAGCTTTTTCAGCTTCTTTATAAGCTAGATTTACAGCTTTAGGAGTTGCGGCCATAGTTTCATTAGTGCTAGTTACAACGCTAGATAATGTTACAAAACCCTCTGTAGTAGTAGTTGCGCTTTCTCCTGCTTTTAATAACACATAATTAACACCGTCCCAACTATAAACTTTATATGTGCTTTTATCTAGATATATAGTACTTTCATCTCCTGTAGTCGGGAATGATGCTTTATTAGAATAACCTGAAACACCTCCAGAACCTTTATCCCCTTTAGGTCCTTGTGGTCCAGGATTACCCGCAGGACCTTGAGGACCACGAGGACCAATTGGTCCTACTGCTCCTATCTGACCTGCTGGACCTATAGGACCTACTGGTCCTTGTAGCCCTGCTGGTCCTTGAGGTCCAACATCCCCCTTAGGTCCTTTGGTCATCGACATCCATTCAGCCCGGCGTTGCTCCGCTGCTTCCCAGTATTCTTTAACCTTACGCTCTGACTCTAGTGCTTTATCCTTAGCCGCTATAGCGTCCTCACTAGCCTTTTTAATTTCAGCTATTGTAGCTTGAGCTAATGTTAATTTAGCCGCTATATCGTCAAATTGAGCTTTAGCCTCTGCTATTTTACTATTTAACTGCTCTCCTTGTTTTACAGCATTAGCTATATCTTGTAAAGCAGTATCTATTTGTGCTTTTACCGCTTTTACTTGAGTGTGCAGGGTATTAACATCTGTTAAAACCTTATTAACAGAGGTTAGTATAGTGCTGGCTTGGGTAGCAGCTGCATTAGCTCTACTAGCTGCTTGATTAGCTTCATTTACTTTACCTTGAACTGTAGCTTTTATTCCTTGCAATTCATCTAGGGTTTGTATTGCGCTAGCAACCTTAGATGAAATTTCATTTTTAAGGTTTTCAACATCACGCTTAATAATTTTAGCCTCGTTGTTGTTATTAGCTAATTGATTTATTAATTGCTCTGCTTTAGCTAAATCAGCCTGAACACTATTTAAGCGTTGTCCCAGCGTTTGGGTGCTATCGTATGGGAAATTTTGTGCATTAATTTTTGTGCGCGTTACCTGAACTCCGCCACGAGTCTGAACTACAGACCCTACTCCTATCTCCATATCCTCCAAAGTCAATTTATTTACATAAATTTCTTTTATATTAGATGCCATATTCGTCTCCAAAACCTGTTCTATACTGCACTACGTGTTCAGCTATATCCTGATAACTGTTCTTTTCGTGCTCCTGGATATTCTCCAACTCCGTCTTATACTTGTTTATAAACAACATACCTTTATTGATATTTTCTCCGCGAGTATCGTCAAGCAATAGCATACCTGAAATGTAATAAACTAGAGTTGTTTTAAACATATCATCTAGGTCGATATTATCGCTTTTATTTACAACCGCCTTAGGTCTTTTAACATACTTAATATCTAGTAGATTAAATCCATCAGCCATAGACGTCATTGTGCCGTTAGGCTGCATACCGTTAGGGATATAAATAATTTGTAAGTTATTATCTACTTTAAGTCCTGTAATTATACCATCAAGATTATCCCTAGTTATACCTGGGATATCTATGGCTATGCCATAAGTTCCATCACTAGAAATAAAGTTATTTAGTTGTCGGTAGTTTGTATATACTGGCTCCTCTAATAGAGGGTATAGAGTTAAATCTCGTGGATTATTAAGATTATACACAACAGATTTAAGTTGGGTGCCAACTTCCTCTTCCCATTCAGAGAGTTTGTCCATCGAACTAAATGACTTTACATCTACGGGCCTGTTATTACATCTAACTCTTAGAAGTTTAATGAAATCAGGGTCTGGTATTACTAATTTACGTTGATATGGAACTATAGGTAGAACTAACTCTACCTTGTTTATATTAACCTTGCGAGCGAGGTCATCTAGTCCCTCGTTAATTAGCTCGATTATCCGAACATCGGTAAATTTTGTATTAGGGACATCACCAACCCTATACCTAACGCTAGAAATTAAACTAGATACTAACATCGCTCGCTCCGTTTTAACCTACAAAGGTTCCAGTATAGCCCTCAAGCTCTACGAAGTGTATAACAACGCAGCCTTCTCCTACATTACTAGCGCCCATAGTTACATCACCAGTAACTTCTACAAGGTCTTTAGTTACGGTAGGAACCCAGCTAGCTGATGCCGTTACTCCCGCAGTGCCCATATCAAATGCTACTGAAGCACCATTTACGTCAAGATTCACGTTACCACCTGTAGCGCCTTCTTTAACTACTAGCGTAACACCAGTAATCAAAGAGTTAGCAGGGATTTTAGTAAGAACTATCTTATCCCCAGAAGCTACGCCTGTTTCTTTTAAGGCGGCAATTTTAACCGTGCCAACAGCCGCAGCAACGATATTCTTTTTATTGTTCCCAAGATATTGGGAAATATCTACAGTTTTAGCCATTTATTATCCTTTCTTAGTTGCTAAGTTTAGCGTTAAATGTATCTATAACAGCCACTGAATAGTCCATATTAGCTACTTTAGCTTCTTTATAGTCCTCAGTTTCTGCGGTTAGACGGCATTTATCAGCCTGCATTGTAAGCAATACCGCACTCTCGCTAGTAATTCCGAAATCTTGGCTTTCTTGGAATTTATAGTCTGGAGTGTGTCCCATACCTAGTTGGAACGCTCCTGCACCTAGAACTAAGCCACGTGATGCAACCTTACCTGTATGTGCTTTACCTGTGCCGCTAAATACGCCGTGCTCGTCGATTGTGCGGAGTCCTTGGATTTCAACCGCTGTTTTAAATAGTTTGTTATTGATAGACATACCTGCAAATGTGCTGGCCTCTACAATTACAAACGAGCCGACTTGTGTTACATTGTGGCTAATTAGCGCGTTATCTATGCCGCGAACCTCAGCGTGCTGATAAATTCTCTGGAATTTTTCATCCTCTAGCAAGTCAGCAATTTGAAACGCGTCAAGAACTAGAAGCCATACTTTGCGACCATCAGCCAATTTAAACGGTTTCATAGGGCTTCTGCGGCTACCTACAGTATAACCTATACCTGTTTTAATTGTGGTTTCTAGCTGAACTAGGAAATCCCAGCTAAGTTTATCTCCTGCTGTTAGCGCACCTATATTAGCTCTGCCGTTAGGTCTAATTATATGCGATGGAGCTTGTCCTCTTAGATAACCTTGACCCAAGTCAAAGAACATCTGGTCTTTAGCCCTTACGAAGTTATCCGCTAGTTTCTCACGGCTGTCTGCGTGTGTGCTTAGGTCGATATCACCTATGGCTTCAGCATCAAACTCCATACCGTTATCTACAGTATAGCGTCCGAACTCTAGCGTTAAGCTATCGCTGAACTTCATTTTCGCTGGGCTGTTACCGAATGCCTGCTCTTTGCCTCTAAAGCCGGCAGTTGCTAAGTTACCGCTGTAGTCAAATATGATATTATGACCTACTTTTGCTCTGAAATCGTTTTTCTGATAAACAATAGCGTCTGCGCTATTTCCTGTTAAGCCTCTCCAGAAACTCTCGGAGGCTTTCTGTATCATACCCTCAACCATCCAGCCTTTTCGCTCAAGAGCGTTGCCGTATCGAAGGATACCTGTGTTTTGTTTTGCCATTGTAATTCCTTTAGAACGTTATAGTTTTTTCATTGTCCAAAATATTGGACACCTCTGCTTTAGCAGGAGCATTGCTTGACCCTCTAACACCACTTATATTTGTGCCGTTTGCTGATGGCACATCTCTAGCTAATGTTTTCTCCGAAGCCGTAAGGAATTTCTTAGTTAAACCTAAGAACTCCTCGAAAGAAATCTCTCCCTTTGCTAGCCTTTTCATATACAAAGGAGGAATTTGGTCTGCGATTTCGTCCTTTGTAAGATTAAGTTCAGGATTAGCGGTGATAAATTCCTTTAGCTGCTCTGCCAATCTCTCCCTCTCAAACTCCTCTGCGCTTAGGCTTTTAATGCGCTCTAGCTCTTTAACTATGCTGTCCTCAAACTGCTTCTTGGCAGATACCTCATAGGCGTCGATTTTAGTTCGCCATTGGTCTGGGTCTGTTAGTTTTAGAGTATCTAGCTCTTCCTGTTGTTCAGGCGTGAGCTTTATCTGCGCTGCAACCTTGTCCCGCAAAAATGAAGCTTGAGCTTCCACAGCTTTCAACTGCTGTTGGCTCTTGGTGAAGCCTGCGACAGTGCCTCGTCTCCTTTTTTCTGCCTCAATAAGCTTATTCTTGTAGTATTCTACCGCGTTAGCGTCTTTTGGCATATTCTCCTCAATATTCTTAAGGAAATTAGAAACGTCATAGTCCTTATCGCCTGTGCTGGTAGCAGTATCTAGTGTATCAGGAGTTTTAACGTCCTGTTCTGGATTACCATTTTCACCCATTGTAGCCCTTTCTATAGTATTTTATCGTAAGTATAGCATATTTCAACTTAAACTAAGCTTAAAGCCCCGAATACTCGTCCTCTTGGTAATAATCATCAGGGTAGCCCATCTCGTCATCTGCTACGAGCTCTTTTTTAGTATAATTCGACGCTATCGCTGTATATCGCAAACTATCCATATAGTTAGAAGTCCAGTCGTGCTCTGGGGTGCGTAGCGAAACACCTAATCTGGTGTCAAACTTCCAGTGGTATTGCTGTAAAGCTAGTAGGAGGGTTTCGCAACTATCATCTATCAGCGCAACGTTCAGAAAATCCCTTGTAGCACTTATCCCATCATCTATACTTATGCGCTTTAACACGCGTGCAGGCACTCCAAGCTCCAGAAACTTCTCTAATCTAGTTTTACCGGTGCTAAACTCCCTTACCATCGCATCGTGAGGGAGAACTACGTCCTGTATGTCGTATCCTTTATCGCGTTTAAGTGCCCACATAACCTCAACATAGTGCTCTAAATTTTCCCCGCTCGCTGCGTAGCAGTCTATAACCCTAGGGACACCATCCACAACTTGGGAGAAAACTAGCACCGTTTCGTCATTAACACCTATATCGTAGCTAACCATTACAGGCACTCCGTGGTAGTGCAAACTAGGGATAACTCTCTTGGACGAATAAAGTCCGTCATACTCTTTCTTGTAGATAGACCCTTCTAGAGACTGCTCGAACGCCTCCTCTGGAGTCGTCGGGTACTCCTGCTTTATCTCGTAACCTAGCTCCTCATATTTCGACGCATACCACCACTTCTGGGTGTTAGTTAGTGTTATCCCATACTCCTGCTCAACCTTAGTAAAATACTCCCGCATACCCTCATTTATATCCACTTTTGAACTAAGGTTACAGTCCGGGTCCTCCACCCAGCTAAGAAATACCGCCTGAAACTCCAGCTGGTTGAGGTCACGGGATAGCTTCGATTTATTATACGCTTTCAGCCACATCTCGTAAAATAGCCCGTTGCGACCCTCTGCCGTGCTCTCAATAGTTATCTTATTATCCTTGCCTACAGCCTGAAACGCACCCGTTTTAAGCTCTTTCGCCTTATCTGGATATTTCTTAGCTATCTTACCTAGCTCGGACACGTGTAGTCCCTGAAGTGTATCACCACGAAAGTTACCTATCTTTAGTATTGAGCCATTACTAAACATCATACGCTTCGAGTTATTCGCCACCAACTTCAGGTTCAGGAGTGTCTTTATGTCCGGGTCTAAGTCCTCCCACATCAACAGCGCCCTATCCGACAGCTTTTCAGCCTCGTCCTGACCATAGCTCTGGATACCCGCCTGAAACCCTGGTTTGAACAGGCAGTCATCTAGGTAATATGCCAGAAATAGCGTCGATATACCCTGCTGCCTGCTTTTCAGTATTATTTTGCGGTTGTGCTTAAACTGCATAAGAACCTTATTCTGGCTGTGATTTAGTGTTAATATCCTCTTAACACCGTTCTTATCGCGGATAGTGTAGAGGTTATTCATTCTCCACAACTTAGACCCGAGCTTACTATCCATAAACTCCTGCTGCTCCTGCGTGAGCGATGTCTGTGCCGCCGAATACTGCTCTGTAAGCTCCTTCGACTTCAGCTCGTCGTTCTTATCCTCAGCAATCATCACGGAACCTATCCACCAAATTCTGTATAGCTATGTTTATTACCGGAGTATTATCCTTAGGCCTCAAGTCTTTGTAAGTCGCCTCTATCGCTGTAACCGAACTTATTAAATCCTTAAGCTCCTTAGTATCTCCAACCATCGACATCATATCTAGGGCATAATCAACCGCCTTCTCTTTGAACGAACTGATTTTCTCCAAGACTCGGACTACGCTCTCGTCCTGCTCAGGCTCTTGTGATGCTGGAGCTATAGTAACTACAGCAGGAGCTAGTGGTTGCTGAGGTGCCGGCAAGACCGTAACTCTTGGTCTAGTAAGCCACTCAGGCTCTCCAATCTGCTCCTTTGTAACTTTATACTTATCTAATACTACTTCTATCTCCGACCCCGCTTCATACTCTAACTTTATAAGGTTTAAGAGTGCGACTGGGACCGGCTTCGGTGCTTTAGCCACGGATACTCCTTATGGTTTTTCTGTAAGTATAGCTAAGTTTAACTTAAGCTTTGCTTACGTGAGCTAATGATAACTATAGTTTGCAGGCCGTAGTCGATATTCTATTAAGTTTAATTAAAATTGTGTTGCAATTAAAGTTAATTGAATAATAATTTCGTGAAAATTTTTTTATTATTTTGGTGGTATAAGTTACACGCTGTTATATTGGAGTGTGGCGTCGTGAAAATGGGTTATATTTCGTTGAATTAGGTTATTATTCCATTGAATTAGATTTAATTAAATATTAATTCCGAAATGGAGTTGCGGATTTTGGAGTGTTCTGTCGTCGAAAACTCTCGCATCACTTTGTCGCACCCACTCCAAATTCCCAAAGGCCTCAAAATAATCTCGATATTTTCACGCAATCTCGCAAAGTTTCACGTGAAACGCTAATTGATAACGATTATTATATTTAATTTAATTTAACGTCTAGCTTGAAATGCAGTCTGCCACATCGCATTTTAAGTTTCACGTGAAACGCTTATTGATAATGATTATTATATTCTATTTAATTTAAGCATTGATAATGATTATTATAATCTACGTCATTATCATAACAACTGCTATTTGATAATGTTGCAATTTAAGCGTTTCTTAAGCAAAATTATGCTATTCGCGTAACATATAATATAAGTAATTTTTAGAGCTAGAAAAATATTTTTACAAACGTTATTTAATTCAGTTTAATTTAAGCAAATTGATGATATAATTCTTTCATAAATCAAAAGAAAGAGAGATAATAAAATGCTAGATGATGATAAATATCTAAATGCGTTTTTAAAGTTGAATAAACTAAATAATAAGTTTATTCGAGAATATAATCAAAAGATGATAGATTTTGCTAATCAGTCTTTTATCTTTGTTGAATATCAAGAAGCAGAGAAATCATTAAGAGATATTCAAGATAGATTATATTTGATAAATGCGATTATGATTAAAATTGCGCATTATTATCAAGTTGATGAATTAAATCTAAATGAAATAAGAGAAAATATAAGCAAAGAATTTAAAAGCGTTTATTTAGATGAAATATTAGAATATATCATCTAAATTCAGTTTAATTTAAGAGATTAGAAATTGAGCTCAATAAGCTAGAAAAATTTTATCTAAATCAGAGTGCAAACTTTGACGAGCTAAAAA